CTACTTGATTTTCCAATATTTCCTCTTCATTCCATCTCCTGGTTCTAAAAATGCTTTGTACTTAAAACCCTTGGATATAAGGAATTTATGGGTATCATTATCTTCATCATTATTTCCAGGGATTAATATAATCATACCACCTTGTTTTACAACTCGGTGCATTTCATTATATTCATCTTCCATGTAATCACCAAACACATGTCCTGAAGTAATAATATCTGCGAAGTTATTGGGATAAGGAAGTTCTGTCATAAAACCGTCTACAACGTAGACATTATCAAATTTCAGTGATTTTGCCTTATCTTTTATATACTCCCTCAAGTTACCTACTGGTTCCACACTAAATACTGTATCTGCTAATCCAGCCATCCTGAACACCTGTGAACCTGTACCACTACCAATATCGATAACTGTTTTGCCTTTGAAGTTAGTCAAAGATAGAAGTTCTTGTGTATCCCACCTATTAAACTCCTGACTGTCGTAGCAATTCGGATCAACAACATAAACAATCCAATCTTCTAAGCCTTTTATAAAGTTTATCTCGAGTTCTTTTGAGTAAACTAAATTAGTATCTAAATTCTCAATAATTTCAAACTTCTCTTTTAGCTTGGGTGATTTCAATTTCATGTGTTCACTAACATCTTTATAGTGTTTCATCAACACACTTAACTCCTCATGATTCTTCCAAGTTAACAGCCATTTAAGCTGTACATTTTCAAATTGAGTAACAATTTTAAACGTATAGTTACTCACGTCTTTCCATCCTAACACAAATGTGCCTCCTCATTTTTTATTGATTAGTTATAAGGTGTCAGCACATATCTAATCACTATAATGCTGTATCCACCATAGTTTTTCTCATATTAATCTCCTCCATTCTCATTAAATCTATTATATCATATTTTAGGACGATTCAAGCAAATAAAAAAGGTCCCTTTATAGGGACCTAATCATTCTTTGTATTTATGAATGTTACTTTCTCTCCAACAATCCTCATAAAGTTGGCATCGATGTTGATTGATGCTTTTACTCCAATTGTTGATTCTATTTTCAAATAGTTTGTTACAGTTTCCGTTAATCCTTCTGATAGTGTTACTGGAATCAAATCTGATGTCTCGTCTTTTCTTTTCACATCGATTGTTACGATTCCAACCTCCTTATCAATTTTCTTTACTCTTCCTACTAAAATTACCTGGTTTAACATTATTATTTCTTCCTCCTTCGTTTTTGTTAGTACACATGTTAACTAAATAAACTCACTATAGCAAGTTGTTTAGCCGTTATTATTAAGTTTATCTGTTATGATCTTCTCTGCTTCAGACAAGGTTGATTTACCATGCATTTTATTACTGAATGAAACATAATCATCAATGATTGATTCAATCTTACCTTGGTTTGTTTCAATGAATGTTATTGCCTTTTCAGTTGATCCTGTTAAGTTAGAAACCCATTGACTTAATCTTTGAATTACAGCATGTTTCTTCTCATTACCTGCTAAGAAGATTTCACCTTTTGATTTAGCGATTTGGTTCTTCTCTTCTACAATCATAATAAACTCTTTGATTGTTTTCTGTATTGATTCATCAAATACAATGTCAGTTGCCTTAATAACTAGCTGAGATACTGTCTTAGATGAGTTTTTAATATCATCCTTAACTTCTTTTAGTATTTGATTAAAATCCTTACTACCCTTGATTTTTGATGTTCCATATAAGATAAGTAAAAGGATATTACTTATTATCAGTATTGTTTCCAGATTTGTCATTTATACTTCCTCCAATTCGGTTATAGATATTCACTTGTGAGTCTTCTAGTCTCGATACTCTATGTTCTAGGATGTTTACATCCTTTTTTAACGATTTGATATCTTGTCCATGCATTTCAAGTAGATTTAGCATCTTACCATTCTGTTTCTCGATCTTTTGAAGATTATCGATTATTTCATCGTTCTTTGTGTTTGAGTTCCGTTCTTGTTTGCTAAACTGTTTTATGGTAGTTAGGATTACAACCACCATTGTCACCACCCAATATATTAAATTTTCCATTCTAAATAGATCAATTAGATTCTCCCAGTCCATCTTGTATCATCCTATCTCTGTATCGTTCTAGATATTCTATTTGCTCTTTTATTTTTACTTCATATGATTTACCTATATCGTTATTCCAGTTTCGCTTATACCTTAGCATTTCACTGAACCACGGTTCATCAGTCACCAACACAAATACTCCAGTTTTTTCAAAGTATTCTATGATTCCTCTATACCTAAAAACATGATAATGAGACTTGAATGTATTATCCATTTCTAGTCTCATTTTTGTATAGTTTAGTAATGATGTTAATTGATTTACAATAAAAGATTTAACATCGATGTTTTTGAATGATTCATATGTCTCTTCAAATGAAGTATCAAGATAAATTACTTTGTCTTCTAAGATAAACACATCATCAGCTGCACTTTTGTAATAATCAATAACTGACTCATCAAAGTTCTGTCTTTTGATATATTCCTCTTTTGAAAATGTAAATATATCGATCTTACCTAGTTGTAGATGTAAGGTTCCCTGGAAGTTATCTAATACCGCAGTAACATCAACATCACTTTTCTCATCATCGAATCCATACCCTTTTGAACCAGAGTAATATAGCAATAGCAACTTTGAATCTGGAAAGATAGAACCTACTAAATTAACTAGACTATTCAATAGGTTCTTCCTCAGTTTCTATAACTATTGGTTCAACTACATCTAAATCATCTACGGCATCCTCAAAACCTATAACATTTTGCTTTAACCAGGTATATGCTTGTTCGATCGGATTCACGTTTAAGAATGTAGTAAAATCACTAAATGGAATATCAATATCAATCTCTTCTATTGGATTGCTTCTATTTGCTCTTGCTTCTTTAGATAGGTATGATGCAACACAAATGACGATCTTTTTTCTTAAGTAACTTATATTAAATGCAGTGATTCTATGGTAGGAAGCACCTACACCAAACTTTGTATCTAACTCTTTTACTATTGCCATATTATCTACTTCCTTTTCATTCGATATATTGTAATAGACATACTATCAGGTGAACCAATAGACATCCCAGTATTTATGTATAACTGACCTAAATCACCATATGCAGTGTGTACAAAATCAACCATTTTTATGGACCCATCGCCTTGTGCTGATAATGTTGTCATGCTTTTTCCATAAGCTACCCATACTTGTGTATCTAAGTAATTCGCATGATGTGTTGGCGATATTTCAAAATCAATAACTTTTGTAATACCACTCGTTATAACTGGTCCTGATTGATAACTATCTTCTATGTATTTAGCAGTTATATTTTTACCAACTCGTCTATCGTGAGTAGTATTTTCAGTATTTAGATGATGGTTAATATATGAACCATATAAGCTACTTCCTGCAGACGTCCTATAGTATATGTATGTATCTGACGTGTCGGTAGATGTTCCTTTGGTTGTTGAAACTATATGAACTTTATAGACATATGAAGGATCAAAATCATGAATGACTGTATGAATATAGGTATAACCTTGATAGAAATATACCTTTTCAAGCTCTCCACCAATTTTGATTACTGATGAGGAACTACGAGCATATAAAGCATTACTACTGTAATCAAAGGCTAACTCACCTACATTAGTAAGGTTAGATGTTGTTGGTGTTGTTGTCCCCCTCTTTACTCTGATAATTGCCATTAATAAGTTCCACCATCAATAACTGAAGATGGTTGTAGTACTTTGGAATCATCGATACCAAGTTTATAAGTAACCCTTGTTGGAGTATAGTTTGTGTCAACTACTGGGAAGAACACTAAACCATCAACAATTACTTTGTTTGCATAATCAGTACTTGATGTGGCTAAGCTAATCCCGTCAGTATCAAATATCTGTACATCTTTAACATTTCCAAGGATAGTTCTCTGGTCTGCAGTTAAATGAACATTTGAGGCAACATGTGTGTTATATGTAGTTAGGGCTACACCACCTAAACCTGCTAGAGAAATAGTAACTGCACCAGTTGAACCGTTAACACTAGTTACTGCATCAGTTGGTGACAATAACTCTTGCCAGTTCGCTAAAGTATTGTATCCTGCAGTTTTTAAGATGAATGATTTATTTAAGTCAGTCCTAACTGCAACATCACCTTCTTGTGCAGTTGACAAAGCTAACATTGCAGTCTGACTAACTACAACAAATGTGTTTGTCATTGCGATTTTTGGTACAACACTATCAGCTAGTTTTCCATTAGAATCAAGAATTGGAATGTTACCATTTCCTGTTCCTGTATTTTTTGTTGAAGCTGTACCAAGGTTCAAAGCAGTAATTTTACTATCAATCTGATCATTTACTTTATTTACTCCTGGTATCTTTAAGTAATCTGCTTCTGCTAAGGGAACAGATACACTTGCTACTTTATCTGCTTTGGCTACATATAAGTGTTCACCATTAAAATCGACTTGTGGTTCACCTGCTTTAACAGTTCCTGTTGTTCCGGTTAATGGACCTGTTCCTGCCGTTGTTCTTCTTTTTATTTGAATAGTTGCCATAATTTACCTCCTATTTTTTGAAATATAAATTAGTTACTTCATGAATTGTACTTCCACATGTTAGTGTTAAAATTCCATCACCATATGCAAGATCTAAGGAATAGTCATAACTACCAAGTCGATATGAGATAGTCTTGTTTGATCCAGTACCTATAAACAATAAATCACCAGGGAATGTGATTAATGTATTATTACTAATAACAACATAAATAATTGATTGAATTAACTCACCAGAACTTGTTCCAGAAGTTTGGTATACACCATTTGATACTTTTGTAATTCCTTGAGTTCCAGGTAAGTATTTTTCATGTAAGTTAATATTCAAGTCATCTACTCTTGTTACATCTTTAACAATATACTTTCTTTGATAGCTGTTATTTAGAGTAACTGATGTTGTTGTTTTTGTATAAGTACAAAGTACAAACTCATATAACCCATCTCCATTTACCAGATTAGTTATTGTTAATGATGGATAACTTCCAACCTGTTCTTTTAAGTAGATTGATACAGTATTTGCCTGAGTATCAACTCCAAGAACAACATATCCATATTTATCTGAATCAGGAGTGACACCTATTGTTGTCTGATTTTCAATGTATACTACTCTTCCATATATAGAAATATAACCATCACTAAAAGTAATGGTATTGTTTGCGAGTGTGAAATTACACTCGCTCCTTAGTCCTTTTAATATCCCAGTATCACCTGAGAACAGATGATGATATAAATCTGCATCAATCTTTGAAGTAACATTTCCACCTTCAAATGTTATCTTTTGTACTCCCATTAAAACTCTCCTCCATCTAAATCAGTATTAGTTATTGTGACATTACTAACACTTGATTCTTTGTTCTTACTCAATAACTGTATTTTTTCAGTTAACTTCACTCTATATTCACCAAGTGTTATAACTGCATGTTTTAGTGAATTTTTAAACTTAATTCCAGTAACAATTGATTCATAGGTTTTTCCACTATGAATGAATGAAATATAGTCACCAAGATTTAAGTTATCAAATAGTTTGAATATTTTATTGTTCGTATCCAGACTGAATGTGATATTGTGATCAAGTTTTGATGACACCATTTCACTTCTAGCTTTAGTTTCCAATGTATCGTAATCATTATCTGAATAAATAAAAGACTTAAGCATTACACTTAAGTACCTTTCACTAGCATTTTTATTAGTTGTGATGTTTCCGTCTTTCAACAGAAAATACTCAACTTGTGATGAATGAAGTTGATTATCACTTCTTGGATAAAATACTACTTTGTTTATTAATTGGCTCGTTGAATCATTAGTTTCTACATTCAATATCGATGAAAAGTTACTCTTCATTACTAATCCTTGATTCACATTCACTATCTTAAACACAATACCTGTTATTCTTCCTCTAAGATAAGTAACATCAGTTAGATAGTTAATACCATATCCCTTTGAGATAAGTTCGAATATTTTTGATAACTGTTCTATCTTATCTGATTCATAACTAAGAACTCCATTAGCACTCGCTTCTTTTATCACAGTCAAATACGGTAAGTTCTGATTACTATCTGAGTTACTCTTGAAGTTATTTTCTATCAATTGGAATAAGTAATCAGCTAAGTCTCCAGTAAAACTTGATACTGGAACACCAATGTTAAAGATTTCTCTAAAATCAAGGGTCTTAACAATTGTCCTATTACCTTTAGTTTCAGTGCTTTCTAAGATTCCAATGTAAGAAAAGACATCATTCTTAAATATAACGATGTCTCCTATAATACAGTTAATGTTTGTTTTATTTACTTGAAATGTTGATCGTTGAATTACTACCATATCTAGATTAACTTCATATGAGCTACTAACATATGCATTGTCTTTGTATTGAAGGTTGGTTCTATCAAGAAATAATAGTTTCATTCTTATATACCTAAATAACCTTCTATAACAGTAATTTTACATGAAACCTCTGTAGCAACTCCTGGTTTAAACTCAATTTCATAATCCCCATGATCCAAAAATATAAAATTATCTTCTTGAAAATCTTGATTTGAATAGATATCAGTTATTAATCCATCTTTAGTAAGAACCATTTCTTGTTTACTTGGGATGGAGTTTATAATGATTTCACTGTTTTCTGTATCCAAATATAATCTTAGTTGAGAAACCTTGTTCCCATTCTTTTTTACGATCACTTCAGGATCAACAACACTACCTTCAATTTCTATGATTAATGGTGCTTTATCTAGTCCTGAATTATTTATATTTATCTTACCTTCAAAAGAACTACTGTAGCTAATTGGGTATTGATAAGGATAAGATTTCCCTGATACAGATCCATTAGCCTTAATTTCATACGTCTTTTCCTTTAACCACAATGAAAGTTTCTTAAATACTATTTCACTATGTATTGTATTGGCCACAAGTTCACCTTTTGAAAGAGTAGTAATATCAACATAACAATAAGCACTAAAAGCATCATTTACATAATGGAGTTTAAACTCTTGATTACTTCTACTTATATAATCAACAAAGTGTTTATATCCAATATATCCATTTAAAAATATTAATGTCTCATTTATTTCTGATAATGGGATATTGTATTCACTTCTCGAATAGAAACGACTATATTCGAAGTATTTCACATCTAACGAAAACCCTAATCCACTCACTTGTGAAATTAGGGTTTGATTTTTATGATTAAAATAATATTTCTCACCATATTCATTTTCTAGATAAAACTGCCTTATCATATCACACTACCTCCTAATGCTTTATTGATAGTATCGATATCAAACGTAGGTGAAGTAGTATTAATAGTTATGTTATTAGTTGTTTTATTGGAAGATGATGAGTTGTTATTATTCACTGTACTACTTCCTTTCAAGTTAAATGTGTCACCTAGGAAATCACCAACTCCACCAAAGAAGTCACTCACTCTATCCTTTGCATTTGATGCAAAATCACTAATACCATCAGTTACATTGTTTGCGATATCTGATATTCCTTGTGTCACATTTGAAAAAACATCTTTGACTTTACCACCAAACTCACCAATCTTCTTAGGAAGTTCACCGATCCATTCGAATATCTTCTGTAGAAACTCTACAATAGTTTTCACTACTTTAAGGACGGGTTCTAAAACAAACCGTAACACCTCAATCGCAGGTATCAAGATTGCATTTAGTACATCACCAATCAGAATGATTAACGGAGCTAATGCATTTAACACTTCAGCGAATATCTCAATGTTCATAATAAGTGGCATTAATGCTATTTCAAGTAACGGAACTAATATATCAACAAGCATTACTACTAAATCTATAACCACATCAAGTATTGGTTGAAGTGCTGTCATCAAGGTTTCTACTATAAGTAATATTGGTGGAAGTAACTGCATGAACGTTTCCATGAGTCTTCCAAGTAATGCCTTAAACTCCTCACTTTGAAATAGGGCTACCGCTAATATAGCTATTAAAGCACCAATACCTAATGTAGCTGCATTGATACCTACTCCAGCAAACATCCCTGATGTACCCACCATTTTTAATCCTAACGAAGCCATTTTTAATAAAGGACCAACTTTACCTATTATTGATAAAACCGGTCCCACGGAGGCTGTAAGGGCTACAAGTGTTGCAATTATTTTCTTAGTACTTCCATCAAGATTGTTCCATTTCTGAATCCAATCTTTTAATGTAGGTACAATATTATCTCTTACCTTTATAATAAGTTCCTGAAGTACTGGCATTAATGTTGATGCAAGATCAACTCCAAGACTTGTCAGAGATTGTTTTGTTCGATCTAAAGCATCAGTAAACTCACCTGCTTGTGCAGCTTGTTCATTGGTAACAATTCCAAGCTCTCGTGCTTCATTTCTTAAATTTGAGATAGCATCTGCTTCACTACTTAATACAGGTATTACTTCAGCTGCTACTTTTTCACCAAGTAAATCATTAGCAACACCAACTCTGATTGCCTCATCTTCTACTTGAGATAAAGCATCTCTAATGATATTAAATGCTTCATCAGTATTCTTACCTTCTAAATCATCAAGTGATAATCCCATCATAGATAAACTATCAGCAAACTTATCTCCATTACCAGTGGCAATATCACCAAGTACACCATTTACTTTAATAAACGCTCTTGATAGAGTATCTGTAGAAACACCCATAATTGTTGCGACATGATTCCATTCCTGGAGTTGTTCAGCTGATAGACCTAGCTTTTCAGCTGAATCACCTACAGCATCAGCTGTATATGCAGTTTTAACTGTAAATGCACCTAAAGCAGAAACGGCTCCTAAAATAGGAACCGTTACTGATTTTGTTAGTGTTGATCCAAGTTTACCAATCTTATCAAAGTTAGCATTACCTAGTTGTGTTATTTTTCCTTTAGTTTTCTCGAGTTGTCCATTTAACTTTGCAATGTTTGATTCAGTATACTGAACACTTCGTTTCATTTTATTAAATTCTTCTTGTGATAAGTCACCAACTTCTACTGCTTTTTTAGCAAGTTTTAGTTCTTTATTCTGAGTCACAAGTTTTTTCTTAGTCTCACCTAATATATTATTAAGTGTATCTTGTTTTGATTTCCACAAATCAAGATTAGTACTATCATATCTAAGATTTGTATTAATGGCTCTTAGATCCTTATTCTGTTCTTTAAGATTCTTCTTTATTCCATTAAGTTCATTTTCTAGGTCTTTACCATCAAGACTTAATTTGATATTAAGTCCTTTTACTGTTTCAGCCATTTATACACCTCCTAAATGCAAAAGAAAAACACACCATTTAGATGTGCTTGTATTTCATAGATTAAATATCAATGTTTAATAACTTACATATATTCAGACGGGCAATTTTATGCATTTCTTCATCTGTGAAATCCATTTGATCTAAGATATTACAATATGTCTCAAGATTACCTTCGGGAAAATCTGTTCCAAAAATTATTCTATCTGGTCCAAACATTCTTAGGATTCGATTAGTTTGCTCTACACCATACATTTTGACAAGAACTGGTAAGATATATGAAATATCTACATATGTACATCCACTAATCGCATCCATATACTTCATACCACCAAGATGTGCAGTAATGATATCTAAATCAGGAAATACCTTAATCATTCTATTAATTCTATCTGGAGAACAGTTATCATTGAACCCAGTTCTACATGGATTACTGTGTATCATAACTGGAACTTTCAAGTCTGCTGCTTTTCTTAAAACAGGAACTAGTTTCAAATCATCAGCATTCATATGCAAGTTTGTTGGATGAATTTTCAAGCCATGTAACCTGTGTTCATTTATAGCTTTTTCCAAAACAAATGGTGAGTCATCTATAAAATAAGCTCCTGTATTAACAATGTCTGCAAATGCTAAAAACTTATTTTCATACTGACTTATTAAACCACTAAAAAACATATTTGTTTTATCAGGATCCTTATAATAAAAATACATATCGTTCATTGGCATCAAAACTGCTTTTTCAATGTTATACTCTTCCATTAAAGATAAGTAGTTTTCAACTGAAGCTTTGATATATGGGTGTCCTTCATATTTAATTAGCGAGTCTAATTTCTCTTTTGGTAGTAAATGTATGTGAGCATCAATTTTTTTAATATCTTTCCATTTCATATAAATCCCTCCTAGTCTTGATTATACCACATCTAAACTAGGAAGGCATCTATATCTTTTTGTGTAGCTTTTCTAACTCCACTCTTACCTTGAATAACATTTGTTTCAAGGTCAACAATTGTAAAATATGTTTCAAGGTCGAAAAATTTAGAATCCTTAATAGATAATCCTAAATGAGCTAAGTTAAAAATTATGTTAGCTGTTATATTTATATCTTCATCACTTCTTTGTGACTGGTCTGGGTGTTTTCGGTTTTTGAAACGTACCCAACATTTCACCAATAGTGTTCGTTAAGTTCTGTAACTCATCTTGATTACTCAAAATAGAAAAATCGAGAGACATTAAGAAATCATTATATGACTGTTTACTAAATGGTCGATGTAGTACATAAATAATCCTGAAGATGGTATCAATCACTTGTGATATATCATCTTCTTTTTTTAGGTTTGCCTTTTCTAGTTTCTTTATATCGCTAAACAATTCTGTTGAGAACACATTTCGATAATCTATGATTGTGAATAATGACGAATGAAGTCTAAGTTCTTGTTCACCAAGTTTTAATGTTTTTTCCATATTTTACTCCTTAAATAAATGTAGGTAGAGCAGGTGCAGTTGTTAAGAATGCATTGTAGTTTACATCACCTAAGTTTGCAATCACTCTAATAATTAAGTTATTTCCTGATTCAATTGGTCTTGCTGTAATGTTTAGATTATTAGAGTTTGCCTCAATTGAATCTGCTTTTGATTTACTCGCATCTCCTGAAGGAGTTGCTGTGCATAAGTAATACCAAATACGTCTTGCTTTAATATCGCCTTGGATTTCATACCCAAGTGCGAATGTCTTAGCCTTATTGTTAACAATCTCTACTAGGTTTCCGTTAGTATCTTCAAGAACACCAAATATATCCTTTTTAAACTCATCATCAATCTCTGTAAACTTAAGAGATACATTAGCCCCTGAGTTAGATACTAGTGTTGCTAGTACTTTGTCATCTGCATATACTTGTGTGCTCCCTGCTATTGCCTCTGTTGTAATCTCTTGAGCACCTTCTAATCGTTTTGGTGTTGCGAATGTCCAACTTCCATCTTCTGCTTGAGTAGCCAATGCATAGTGAACATTCTTTAATCCGAAAGTTACTTTATTGTTCATTTAGAACACCTCCTGTTTTATCTCATAAACTCTATTAACTGAACCATCTTGGTTGATGAACTCAGATAATAGTTCAAATTCATAGTTATTAAAATACAATGAGGACTCAAATCGGTCCTCTAAGATTAGATCTTTCTTTTCTGTAATTAAACTAACTTGAAAAGTACTTACTTTTGCTATGGCTATGTCATCTGCATATACAATGCTTCTGTTGTTTAACTCCTGATAGATTATATAATCTGATTCGTCTTCTAATCCATCTCTTGTACCATAAGATACTTTCCCAGGTAATATATTATCCAAGGTTGAAAACAACCTTTCTATTATCTCTTGCATTAAGTACCACCTTTCTCAATGATAGATTTAATATCTTCTATCATTTTGGGTGTTAGTGTATCAAATGCAGGTCTCATGAATGGTCTTGGACCTACATACTTACCACTTTTATGTGTAAATCCAAACTCAAGTAAATGTGTTAGCTTACCTTTGGTATTTGAATAAATCGATATGACTTTATTGATTCCCTCTCCTTGGGGAGTAGCAATAAAGGAATCAGCAAATGGTTTGGTACTTCCACTTCTAGGTGCGTGTCTAGATATGTATTCCACAATATTATTTGCAGTTTTATCAAGTCTGTCTTCGAGTTTCTTAATCACTTCTTCAGCATATTCATCAACCATATCTTCTATAGCACTACCAATCTGATCAATAGTAATCAATGATATCACTACCTTTCAGTTTAGATTTACTTAAATATAACTCTATAAACTGTCCTATCTGATATGTTCTTTCTATTTTATAGATGACTCCTGATATTTCTGCATACTTACTTTTATCGTATAAGAAACTTTGTAGTTTAAGTGCAATGTCAATCGTGATATCTGAGCGTTTACTATCATAGTACTCTTTTGATGAAATGCTCATATTAATTCCGATTACTGATTTAGAAGTTATCAGCTGATACTTTATTGCACCGATTGAGTTTGGAACCAAATCCATGGTTAGTAGTCTCATGGAAATATTAGGAGAATTAGGATACATCTTGTACCCCTTTTGTAAGTGCAATCTGACTCACCAACATATCAAATGTTTTTGGCAACTCTTTTGCACTACCATCATTCTTAAAACCAAAGAATGTCTTTACGTAAATTATGATAACTGTACTAACCATCGGATTTGATTCATCATTTATGTAAGAAGGATCAATCCCACAGTTTTCAAGATATACTTTGCAACTTGCAATATGTACATTTAATTCCTCGTCTGCGAATGATTCAGATAGGGGAATAAGTAATGCCTTTTTTACGATATCTATTATTGCCATAAGATCAATCCTTTCTTAACTTTTAGTTAAACTACTCTTAAGCAGCTGCTTTTTTCTTAATACGTAAGAATCCGTTATACCCTACAACGTTACCACCAGTAAATACTGATGCTTTGTAGCTAATGATGCCCTCTTTAAACTTGTAATCTGTCGACTTGCTAATTTCAACTGGAGAGAAAACTGGAACTTCATAGTTTGTTAATGCACCATAAGCGATACCGTATTCCCCAGCGTTTGTATTACTGTCTGAGATAGCTTTACAATTTGAGTTGATTGTATATGGGATACCATCAATCGTTTTATTTATAGTATCAATTGTATGCACTTTTTTACCATCAGAAGTTTTTAGTCCAGCGAATGCACGCAAATCGGCTTTGTTAAGTATTAAAACAGCTCCACCTTCTACTTCTTCATCTCCACCGTAAGCGAAAATAATATCATCTAATGTTGAATCAGTAATAGCCTCTATTTCAAGAGGTGTTTTATCAGCTAATGCAACTGCATTATCACTAAAGATACCAGTGAATGTATTAGTAGTTCCCGCACCACGTAAGATTTGTTCACTAATTTTCTTCTTTAGTGAGATATTAATGTTTCTTAACACTTCAGCTTGATATGGAATTGAAGGTAGTTTCTCTAATTCTTCAGTTATCTCTGTATAAACTGTTAACTTAACCTTAGAAATTGTTAAATATCCAAAGCCTGGTTCAGATGTTGTAGCAGCTCCACCTTCAGCTGTTGTACCAGCAATACCATTCGATTTAACATATGATTTCTTATATGTTTCCCCACCATTTAGATTAATTACATTCACTTTATCAACTAATGTTGAAATTTGTTTAAATGGAACAGGTGCTAATCCAGTAGATGTATGAGTTGGTAATAAAATATCAGTACTTGAGACTTGAATAACACGAGCCTCTTTCAAATCTTTAGCACGTTGTTCTAATTTTTCATTATCTACTTGATTTCTATTATCTATCACGATTGGTTTGATATCTGTTTTACTTGCAATTGACATCTTTTTATCAATTACACTTCGTTCTTCCTGAAGTTCATTTGTTTCAGTTTCAAATGCTTCAAGTTTTGTAATGTCTGTTTCAGTATCGATAAGACTTCTTATCTCAGTTAATCTTGATTCGATTTCTTTTTTTCTTAATTCTAAGTTCATAATTCCTCCTATGTTTGTGTTTTAATTTTGATACGTTTTCTAATTATTTTCGACTGCTCTTCTTGCTCTGCTATATCCATAGTCTTTAGTTCCAACTCCATGGACTCTAAAGAACGAGCATATATACTTGTTGAATCATATGCTGGTGTATCCACAACCGACACATCATACAAGCGATTGATTTTGGTGATTGTTCTTTTTGGAATATCTCCCTCACGGTTCCAAAGTTGCTCATCAACCGTAAATGCAAAACTCATTTTATCTAGTAATCCACTTCTTACCATTTTGTAAATATCTTGGTTTGTATGAGTATCTAGTAACTCAGCTCTTACTTTTAAACCTTTATTATCAACTGTTAAAGTAAGCGATTTATTTCTTGTTCTAGCTAAAATTAAAAAGGAGTCCATATGATTGTATTTCATAGGTACATCCTTCATTTTCGTTTCTTGTAGAGCATTTGGATCTATGGTTTCAATAAAACCATACTCTTTATCTCCAATAATCGTTTCACTATTAAATGTGATAGCATACCCTTCTAGTATCATCTTTTCCTCTTCTTCATGAAGAGTCACATCTGCTAATCTAGTTTCCTTTATCATTTTTCCTAGTCTCAACTTTCTTAGGTTTTAGTGGAGTTTGTTTCACTTCTTTTGTATACTGATATTCAATTTCGGAATCCTTATAGAATAGTGAATCAAGTTTCTCTTTCTTACAATATTCATCAATAATGATTGTTTTCTTTTTCTGAGTTTCTAAGATGCTCTTTAATGCTTCTTCTGATAGCTTACCGTTAACTGTTATTTTCATTTGTTTCTTCCTCCTTAGTTCCTATTTGATATAAGTTTGCCTTATCTGCATCAACAAAGTTCAGTGATTGTAGTCTCTTATTTCCACCTTCTATTGGTTCAAGTCCCAGTAAAGTTCTAGATTCATTCAAACTCATAATACCTAGACTCATTAGTTTTTCAATCGCAGTTACTTTTGTGTTCCAAGATGCATATTGAAGTCTTTCACTATAAAAGACTATCTCTTCCCCTTTTTCTAGTTGATTATCTGTAAGTAATCCTATAGAAAAAGCCTCGCTTAATTGAATAGCAAGAGGCTCTATAGTTGATTCATAAAATGAGTTATACTCATCTTCTGTGTATTTATTCGTAAAGATTGGAACTGATACACCAAAATAATCAATTATCTTTGACTGTAAAAACTCGAGTGTATCTTTATCAATCAGTTTTGGTTCTATTTTAATAGGTATATATTCTGATTTTAAATCGATTGGAATAATAGAACTACCTTTTACATTAACTGTTTCTGAAAGTGCTTCTTCAAACAGATCTCGTTGTTTCTTTTTATCTGTTTCTGACAGCATACCATTCATTTTAAGAATACCTTTTATTTGAAGTGATGATTTCATTGCATTATCTATTCCCTGAAGCAAACTATCATTTATCGATATTGTCTTTAATATCGCTTCATGGTCTCCTGAAGAACCACTACCACCAAAGATATCGTTCTGGCCATAATGTTTACGCAAATGAATAATATTCTCATATGGTAATGTATAGGATTCACCATTATCGAAAAGGAACTTTATGTAATAGTTATCAAGTGAATCTACTATCATTTCAACTGTGATTGGTCTCAATGGATAGATCCCTTTTAATTGCCCTGTGCTTCTATCAAACTTTGGATAAATAAAAACATTGTCATTCAGTAATAACAATGTCACAGTCTTATATATGAAGTCATAAGGACTCATTATCTCATTTGGCTTATACTTCAAAAGAAAAGACAGTCGACCTTTCTTATCGGTTACTGTCTTATCGTTTTCATTCTTTATATGTCTTGGTTTTAACTTGGCACATTGTGATGCAACTCTATCAATACATATCTTAACTACATCACTCTTGGATATGTTATTTCCAAACGGTGTGTAGAATGAGTTAAGATCGCTTATAAGTTGCAATGCATCAAATGAACCAGTTTTCTTTTTTCGTTTAAATAAGGCCATTATTACCTCCTATCATTCTTTAGGTATTGGTATAGCAAATCCGAAAGAATGTCCCTTAAAGTTAAGTAGTTCTTTTTTTGTATAGTCCTCAATTTTCAACTCTTTTATATCCTCATAAAATGATGATTCATTTCTAAAATAAAAAACTGAATACTCTGACATGTTGCTATGTGTAATATAAAATATGTTTTTTATCTCAGGACAATTCATCATCAAATTAAGAAGTTCCTTTAAATGAATTGGAAGTAATAATTGAGTCTGATCATTATCATTTAATACAATGTCAGGTAAGTTTGATGTATTCTCAATAACAAAGCCAAATTCGAAGGGCATGTTTAGATCCTCAACCTTTGCATGTTTTTTGTAATCATTTAATTTATTATAATGACTTACAAAGTTACGTTTAAAGTTACCTACATAATCTTTTACACTTCTATTAGAAACATATGTATCACGTTTGATTACTGTATCCTTGGGTGCTATTGATAAACTTTCATTTATATAGGAATTAAAGTCTCGTGAGATTTTTGCATCTTCTTTTCTCATCTCAGTTCCTTTTTTTGTATTCTTTGAAGAATCAAAAATAAAATGTTCAAAAAAATATGTAAATTTGTCATTTCCAATAACTATATCAGGTCTATCAAATTGTGCAACGTTCATAGTCTCCATTCTTTTAGAAAATAATTCAAGTTGAATCCTTGAAGTCTCACCGTAGTAATTCACCATATTATTATCATTTAAAATTTTTGAGAATCTGAATGCTTCTGACATATAATCACCACCTATGAAGATTATATCATATTCTCATAGTCATTTTTATATCTATTAAGAACAACATATGCAATGATTAGTGCCACTGTCCCATCAATTCGTTTGTATTTAGAATTAAGTTTTGATGGCTGTATGTTTCCATTCAAATCTACCTTAGCTTGTGTATTAGCCAAGCACCACTTAAGAATGGGATTATTGTTGTAGTTCACTAGATTATTCTTCAAATCAGCTTCTAGAATCTTCATCGGCTCAGACAATGTATATACTCCTTGCCTTATCTTTTCCATGTTAAATCCTAAATCTTCCATCTCCTTTATCCAGTATTGGGAGTTCCAGGGATCATATCCTACCCATAAAGGTCTTATACCATATGTTTGAATCATCTTCATTAACCATTGTGTGACAAGGCTAAAGTCATTCTGGTTTCCATCTGTTAATGTAATATAACCTTTCTTTAGCCAAATGTCATATGGCACATTATCCTCTTTGATTCTTTTATCTAGAACTTCACTTGGCATAAAGAAATGAGGTATAACATATTTTTTACTATTATCTCTTTTTTGAATAACCAATACTGCAGATGTTAAGTCTGTTGTTGAAGATAAATCAACACCACCTACGGCATAACTATCTCTTAAATCATCAATCGAATAAGTCTCTTCATTGTTCAAGTCTTCGAAGCTTAACCATGAACCTGAATCAGCCTGTTTGATATTAAAATCTTTACAAAGCATTGTAACTCTTGTGGATAAGTCATGTTTAGATTTATTCATAATGTCTTCAAGATAATTAGTTGTCTTAACAACTCCAAGACTTGGATTCGATTTCATCCAAGTTTTTGGATCATCGTATATTTCCTTAGTTGAATCTTGAGTATATAGCCAAGGTAGAACACGTTCATCATCAATATCACCCTTTAGCATCTTTCTAACATAATCTAGTTTGTTATCTAAAAACCCACCAACAGTTGTCCCTTCTGTGGTTATGATAAATATTAATGGTTCTTTTTTAGTTGATTGTGATTGCTTAATCGCATCATATACTTTTGAATCAGTCATTTCGTGAACTTCATCAATACAACCTACCTCTATATTGTATCCATCTTTGTTTCTTGATTGTGCAGATAACTTCTTTATCTTGTTTTTAGTCTTAGGTGAATAAATGTGATAGATGTTCTTCTTACTTCTAGTGTCCTTTGATAAAGCAGGTGATTGCTCTCGCATATTATTAATCTCTTCAAATAGGATGTTAGCCTGTTCTGTTGTGTTGGATGCACATACAATGTCAACACCACCACTTGAAAGAAAGAACTCAGATAAGTCTATACCAGCAACAAAAGTTGTCTTCCCATTCTTACGAGCAATTAGTAATATTACCTCGTTAAATCTTCTAAGTCCTGTTTCACTCATCTTGAATCCATACGCTGTTTGAAGAAGTGCTTTTTCCCATATTTCTAATTCAAAAGGCATACCGTTAAATGGTGACTTTGTGTGTTTGCAGAAAGTCTCAATAAAATCAATTCTAAGATTACCTGGTTTCAAGTCAAAGAAGTATCTAGGATTATCTAGATCGTTAATCAATCCATCTAATTGAGTTCTTAGTTCATCACCAATAATGATGTTTCCATTCTTGATTTCATTGTAGTACTCAATAAGATAATTCATTCTTGAGCTTTCCTTAAAAACTCATCAAATGCATCATCACCATCATCTACTTGTGTACCAAGAACCGAGTTCAACGCTTTAATCACAGTTCCATATGAATTTACAAGTTTTGTATAATACTTGGCTGACTCAGTCTGTCTTTGTGCACCTTTATTAGATATTTGCACTGCACCGTATTTCTTTATCTGTATCTGTAATTTATCAAGTTCCACTTTCATAAATGCAGCTTGATAAATCAAGTTATCTACTAACTCTTTCTTTGATTCATCAACCAAAGAAAAAAGCGACTTCAATCGCTTATATTCATTATTAAGACTCAAATTCCCACCTACTATCTTAACATCAACATTCTACCTACTTTAATATCATCTAGTTTCTTCACAACCAATGATAGGTAAAAATAGTCTATCAACTTATAACTATTTTCACACTGTAGTTCTGAAATTGTCTTCTTTGGATTATTGTGGATAAACTTATCTCTCACCCTAACAATATCCCTGTAGTGCTTGTTTTGAGAAGTTGAGGAAAATCCAATTATATCTTGAACAGTATACAAGTAATCAGATAAATTTGGGTATGACTTCTTCTTGCTTTTCCTTTTTGCATGTTCTAATGCAACGGAATATATCTCTTCATCATGCTGACATAAAGACTCAAATGCCTGACAAATCCAAATAAATCTATCTGTCTCATCAATGTTGTCGTTATATATTGTCTTCTTCCATAACTGTATACTTTCACTATATAAATCATAAAGTTCTATCCAATTCTTGATTCTTGCCACTAATTCTGTGTTTGTGCCTGTGTATCTACTTTTAAATTTAATTAATGATTCAGGTTTCATTGTGTTATACAAATCAGATATCAGTAATTCAGCTAAATGATATCCTTTTGGTATGTCAATATTAATTAACTTTATTTTATTAAATCCTAACCTATAGTTGTATACAAACTCGAAATACAATTTTATGATCTCAATTAAATTGCTAATTTCTTCTAAAGATTTCCCATCTGGAAATCTTACATGAATTCGTTTCCTTTGCTTTATATCTATGTCGAACAAATGATGTGATGATACTAGACCATCAAAGTCTGTTGTAACCTTAATAACTGTTTTATCGGCTAGTTCACAAATCTCATTTTCTGGAACTGTCACTGATAATACTAACTCATCATTATTATCTTCGGTTGGAAACTGTGTTTTAAAAGTAGTTCTACCAAACATATCTTCAATAAAATCAAATGAAAAACTAACCTCATTATACATATTGGTTTTTGTTGGATTTTCAACTAGTGTATCAAAGGACATTCTAAAATGCATAACTATGTTTGATTCGCCATAGTGCGTTCTTGTTCCTAACCATGACAAATTGTAGAAAACATATTCTTTACCATTATTAGCACTTGCAATAACATGTGGTATTTTTGCGTACTTAAATGCCTCTCTTTCTTCTGTTGACAGTGTACTTGATAATCTATCTAGTTCAAGTACTTTCCCATTGTGAGTATCAACGATTTTTCCATTATAATTTTTTTCTACTTTATTCACATACAATTTTATATAAAACTTCAACTCATCATCCAAAACAATCATCTCCCTTTTAAGATTTTCAAAAATTATGCCTCGTGTTTCTTAATTGCCCAACCGTACGGTACCCCTCGATCAATAAATCGATATTGATGGGGGGAGGTTATGGATAGATTAAATCCATTCCTGAATTAAACTTACTTTTCCCTCCATATGAAGGATGTCTTAAGTTTCCAGCATAATTTGATATTGTATTTATTTTGTTACCTGCAACATTGCCTATGGCATAGATACTAGTAACGGTTGGAAACAAAGCTATCAAATCATTTAGAATTGACAATCCTAATCTTAACTCTGAAGCATTAGGTTTTCTATTACTCTTTATGTTTCCTACATCGTGAGGATGAAATGGGAATATGTTCCAAATGATTGGTGGTATAGATAATTTTCCTAAAGACTGTCGTTCATTTAGTTTGCTCCAAACCACAGTAGCAGATGATTCTTTTTGATTTCCAGTTGTAGTACACCCACTTAAAACTCCTGGAGGAGTTTGAGTATTAATTATAAACTCACTTGTAAAAGGTATACCTGATAACGTACAGCCATTATATCCAGGTGCTTCACCAATCAATAAAATATCCGGACTTAATACTTCAAGGTTTTTTAGATATAATTCCAAATTGCTTATTTGTGTTGTACTCAAATATTGATTTTCAACAGAACTAGTATTTGGTTGTGATTTTAGTCGATTAATAAAATTATTGAACTGCACTAAATTAAAAGCCATAGTTTAGAACCTATTCATATAGCTCAAAGGATTTCTTGAAGGTCCGTTATAATACTTCTTCAAATTTTCTCTGAACTTTTCATCATTTGTAATAAAATCTTTTGCCCAAGGTTGTAGCGTAAACTGAAAGTACATACCAAATGTAGAAAGTTGTGATAGTCTATATACTATCGTTTTGTCTTGGAGTAAATTAATCACTCCTGAGTTTACTTCAAACTCTCCACACTGATCTTCGGCAAAGTAAATACTTGCTAAGACTTTCAACTCACCAACATTAAGTTTATACATTTGTTCTTTTAGCTTTTCTAGTACTTTTTGTTCAATTTCTTTATCAGATAGTTTTTTTTCTTCTACTATTTCTTCTATAAATGATGATGAAGTATTAATTAAAGATCTAATTAACTTCATTAATACAGAAGCCTTAAGGTTGGGTAGATTTGTGATGTCACAGAAATCATCAACAAACTCTGATAACGACTCTTCATTTACAAAAGTGAATTTATACGACATATTAAGAAAACCTTTTATGTCTTCCATACTGATATCATCTAACTTCATAAAGAAGCATTTCTTGGTATCATTACTCATCCATCCTACACCTAACTCTTGCATACATGCTTGACTTTTTAAGAAGTTTTGAGATAAGACATATATAATTATGGTTGAATTAGATAAGTGTTGTTTTACTGAATCTTCAATTCTGTTCCCCTGAGTAACTCCTTGTCCCTCTATAGATGAACAAAAAATATTTTCTTTTGGAATTCCTAACCCTGATAAAAACTCATTCAACTGAAGTACAAAATCAACATCTCTAGATGAGTGACTTATAAATACTTGGTTTTCTAACATTCACATCAACACCTTTCAGTAAATATTATAGCATGAAAGGTTATCTAACTTCTTATCAAATTTCCATCTTTATCAAACTGCTGTGCACTAGAGAAACGCTTATGTTCTTTGTTGTGACACTTCTTACATAATAACTCTAGGTTCTTCTGGTTCAAAGAGATGTCAGAGTTCATAACATTGTGAACTGTCAATCGTTCTTTATGATGTACCTCTTCACCTAAAGCACCACAGCGTTCACACCATCCTTCAGCTTCTCTTATCTTGATTTCCCTTGCTACCTGCCAAGGAACAGATTTGTAGAAGTTATGAAGAATCTTAGGCTTTCTCATATAACTTTCTTAACTCAGTAATCTTATTATCTACATGTTCCCATGCAACGTTTAAGTCTTCTCTTCCAAAGTGTCCATACTTCGCTAACTCTTGGAACTTAACTTCATCAAGTATAAGTTCTTTTCTTATGTTCTCAGGTTTGAAATCAAAAGCATAACTCACTAATGCTTGTAGTTCTTCATCTGATACAACACCAGTTCCAAACGTATTAACAAAGATACTAACTGGTTTAGCTACTCCAATCGCATAACTCACTTGAACTTCGCACTGTGTCGCTAATTCCGCCCCTACAAGGCTTTTAGCAACATACCTTGCATAATAAGCACCACTGCGATCAACCTTGCTTACGTCCTTACCTGAGAAAGCTCCACCACCGTGTTTACCATGTCCACCATAAGTATCAACAATAATCTTTCTACCAGTTAATCCTGAATCAGCATATGGTCCACCGATTACAAACTCACCAGTTGGGTTGATTAATATTTCTGCATCGATAATCTCATCATAACTCATTACCTTTGTTAAAACTTCATTAATAATAATATCTTCTACCTGTTCTCTAAACACTCCTAGTTGAGTTTGTGCTGACACCACAATAGTTTCGATTTTAGGCTTTTGTCCTTCATAGTTGACTGATACTTGGCATTTACCATCAGGACCGAACACGTGCGTATATTTCGCTTTTCTAATTGAATCTAGTTCTTTTGATATATGATTAGCTAACATGATAGGTAATGGCATGAACTCTTGTGTTTCTTTACAAGCATAACCAAACATAATCCCTTGATCGCCTGCACCTTGTTCATGTGATTCTGTTGAATCAACCCCAAGTGCGATATCAGCTGATTGTGTTGAAATATTAGTCAAGACTTCAAATGCATCATTGTACCCAATCTCTCTTAGTTTCTTAATCGCTATATCTTCATAATCAACAGTTGCTGTTGATGTCACTTCACCAAAGATAAACACAAAGTTATCTTTAATGGCTGTTTCAACTGCTACTCTTGAGTATTTGTCTTGTTCTAATATTGCATCTAGTATTGCATCACTAATTTGGTCACATACCTTATCAGGATGCCCACTAAATACTGATTCACTCGTTATTACTCTCATAGTTAATCTCTCCTTCTTATTAAGTACCAAAAAAGGAGCTATTCGCTCCTAACTAATACCTTTGGTAGATATGCAGTAAATCTTGCATAACTATATCCTTCACTTTGAACCAATATACCGAAGTCATGTTCATTTGAAGTAACAAATATACAATGATTCAAGTCTTTAACATCACACCACATTAAATCTTTATGTTCTTCAATAAAATCATAATCATCAAGTGGTTCATCTATAAATTTATTAAACAATCTAGGTTTGATTGTTACAATCTTTTCAATAACTATCTCATCCTGTGGAATGAGTTCATAGTTTGTCGCTTTTCTTATTAAGTTTACTTTCATTCTTCAATTCTCCATGCTGTATATACTGAAAGGTGTGTACAATCCCAAGTATCAAGTATCACTCCATCAACACACACCGTGAAATGTTTTCTCATTTTAAGGATGTAAGTGCCTTTTGGATAAATTTCAGTGAACTCGTGCCCTTTAACTCGTTTCTTCTCAGGACCAATTTTTATGATAAGTCTTAAGTAGTTTTCTAAATACTTATATAAAAACTTTGTCTCTTTATAACTTGAGAACCCAAGTTCCCTTTTCTTACGGTTTAAGTCTCTTCTACATTCTATATAATCTTGTTTTGTTGCAGTCGAGATTGCTCTAACTACACAATCACTAGTTAGGATTCCTTTTGGGTGTGCGTTGTATTCTTTATACATTATCTAGCCACCCTTCATTAAACCATTTACTTAACTCTCTTGATGAGTCTGTTTCAAATAACGGTTTTTGGAAATCATTCTTTCTACCGTAAACTGTGTACTTTTTATCATTCCAACAACAATCAATTTGTGTTGTAAAAAGTGTATCCCCAGTTTCAATGTCAGCGAATCGGAAATCATCATATAATGGTCCATCAAGTGGACAGTTATTCTTGAACCAAACGTACATAGTATCAAGGTTTACTTTTCCTTCACCATTAATCTTTTTAACTATTGCTCCCATTCTCTTTGTTTTGTTGGCTAAGCTTGTGTCTTTACAAAACCAATCGAACCAACCTGCATTGCATTGTGTGTTGTAATCTCTACCTTCAAAACCACCATTGTTGAATCTTTCGATCCATTCTCGTAACTTCATTTCCATAATCAGTGCTCCTTTGCGTTTTTTTTGTTACTACATATATCACTTATTTGAGCACTAATAGCAAGTTATTTTTTCTCTATAGTGAGTTTATTTTGAAATCTTCAATAGAGTTTAATGGAACTCTTTTTCCATTTCTAATCAAATAGCAGTTTTTATTTGATTCAACCAAGTTGATGTAACGTTTTACAATAACGTCTACAAATCTCTCATCAAGTTCCATTAAGAAAGATTTTCTACCTAGTTGCTCTGATGCCATCATAGTTGAACCTGAACCACCAAATAGATCTAATACTTTATCTCTGGGTTTAGATGAGTTACTGATTGCCTTACCAACTAGCTCTAATGGTTTCATTGTAGGATGTACATCATTACGTTTCGGTTTGTTGTACTCCCATATTGTGTCTTGAGTACGATCATCTACAAAGTAATGAGCTGCTCCTTCTTTCCATCCATAAAGAATAGGTTCATGACGCCAGTGATAATCTTGTCTACCAAGTACTAAAGCATTCTTAACCCAAATCAAACATTCAGCAAGTTTAAATCCTGCATTCTTAAACGCACTTCTGAAGTTTAATCCTTCTGTATCAGCATGACATACATAGATTGGTGCACCTGGTTTTGATGATTCGTACATATTTGTAAAAGCATCATATAAAAAAAGATAGAAGCTATTGTCTTCCATCTTATCATTCTTAATTTTTCCTGCGGAACCTTCATAATCCACATTATATGGTGGATCAGTAAATACCATATCTACTTCATTTCCATCAAGTAATTTCTTAACATCTTCTTGTTTTGTAGAATCACCACACATTAATCTATGTCCATTCAGTTCATAGATGTCACCAAGTTCAGAGTAAGGAATAACTGGAAGTTCTGCATCTTCATCAAACTCATCGTCTGTTGCATTGTCAGGTAATTCATCAAACAACTCTTCGAAACCAAACATCATCATATCAATATCAATTTCTTTTAGCTCGATTTCAAGTAAATCCGTATCCCAAGTAGAGAACTCAGCTGTTTTATTATCAGCAAGCCTGAATGCTTGGATCTGTTCGTCATTTAAATCATCTGCTACAATACATGGAACTTCAGTTAAACCAAGCGACACAGAGGCTTTTAAGCGTGTATGTCCTGCAATAATAACATTGTTTGAATCAATTACTATAGGAACTTTAAATCCAAACTCTTTGATTGAATTAGCCACATACTTAACTGCTTCATCATTGTTCCTGGGATTATTATCATATTCGATTAAATCATTTATTGATTTAGTTATCAGTTGCATCTGGCCACTCGTCCTTTCTTGATTCTATTCTTTCTTTCATAAGGTCCAACTCTTCTCTTCGTTCGTTTATACCATGCTTAATATTCATGATGAATTTAATTGCGTGTAAATTGGGAGGATAATGTTTTTCCTTAATAACAACTTTGTTCTTGTTATTATTCTTTTTGATTTTATTATCTTCCAAAGACTTCTCTTTCAAACCAATAGTATACCCTCGTGCCAGTTTCATTGTTAAATCAATCAACTCAGCTAACTGTTTATCCTTCCCATCAATAAAAGCATCAGCTAACCTTTTGTGTTTCTTCTTCAGTTTAATCAACGTCTTTTCAGTTATACCTAAATGCTCTGATATTTTCTTTTGACTTATGTTCTCAGAGACTAAATGTTTGATATCATCTAGTTTCTTTTTTACAGTTCCTTGTTGTTCCCACTTTTCGTAAGTATCAAGCAGTCTTTTACCCATTTCTATCACTCCAACCGATGTTATATTTCTTAAAAACTGTACTTATTAACCAGTTGAAATACTACATTTGTTTCTGCAAAAGAAAAAGAAACCCAATTTTATGAGTTTCTATAACTTCTAGGCTTTTTAGCCAGTACTCCACGATACTAATATTCTAACATCAAAGTCAAAAAGTGTCTACACGCTCACAGCGTGTATTTCCCCAGTTTTAGGGGTCATTTGAGTTTAACGTTTTATTTTAATTCATTTCAAACTATTGCAATTTCATATCGTATAATAGCGTTCACATCAATTATCGGAAGTATTTATACTCCATTCAAACAAAAACACAAAAAGCATTATGTATATCTACCTTTTGTGTTCTAAAAATTGTAACTAATTATACTTCTATAGAAACCTGAACAGGAACAACCGATTCAATTTCTGTAATTATTGGTGTATATAAATCTATTTCAGCATCCATCGATTCTATTGATACAATCAATGAATACTTTACCTTATTATCAAATTTATTTAAATGATTTCTCTCTCTCCACCAACCAATAACTGGAAAGACGGAGATGTAGTTTGAGTTTACAAGATCGCTTGGTGTACCTATCCAAGTATCAGAATGTATAGAACCTTTATCTCTATTGTTTTGTCCAAGCATCCATCTTGAAGAATCATTTTGAAAAATTACTGATTCATCATCTCTTTGTGCTTTATTGATCCTAGTAGCGAATTCTTGTTTAGATTCTCCAGGATTATTCATGTCAAATCGCAAACCACATGAAGAGTATCTATATTTATTTTTCCATCCAATTTCTCCAGGTCCTGGTTCAATGAAATATGATAATGTGATTCTAACTTTAATTTGGATATCAAGATCACTAATTGATCTAAGTAATTCCTTTGGCCATGGTACTTTATGCATATGCATTTCATTGGTTTTATATCCATCATCCTTTTTAAAAGGTTGAAGCTGATCTTGTATAACCATATTAACTGCATTATTTGTTGTCCATAATGCACGTTCTAAACTTGGCACCCCATATCCTACGCTTCTCAACAATAACTCATACTCTTTTTTTGTTGGATTGTTGGATATATTAGACTTCATTTTATCTGTCCAATTAGCTGAGTGGACTAATAAACCTCTTACGGTCTCAGGCCAATAATCTTTGTAGTTTGAATAAAGTTTTGCAGCTATATATGAGGCTTGTGCAGTGGCAGAACTTGTTGCATTTATTGTATCAAAGATATTTGGAAGATCCTTGTTTGTAGTCAATAAAGATAGATCATCACAATCTGTATGAAAATTACTCATAACTGCAACATTTCCACCTTCACACACTATTTCAGGTTTGATTGGCCATGAACTTTTCCACATAAAAGAAGTTGAATTATATGGACTCATTTCACCTACACTGGCAACTGGATTGTATCCTGCTAATCTTTTATCATGAATTACATTTTTCGTATTATATGCTCCAACTGTAACTGCATTCCAGGCTTGTCCTGGAGATTCAATTGAATGCAATAGGTTTGCTTTTGAATATCCATCTGTATTTAATTCACTTAAGGTTACGTTTCCTGAAGATAGTAATATAAGCCTTCTTATACTATCATGAGCTCCTGACGCCAGATTATCGATTTCAGCAGACCAAGATGTTGGAGTACCATCATATGAGTTATAAATATTTGAGGAAACTGCAAGACAGTACACTCTTCTTCTTTGAGGAGCTTCTATCTCAACTATACTAAAACTACGGTTAGTTATATGTCCATAAAGTTCTGGTTTATTCGCACCATTAGGAGGTAATATTTTTACAGATTCTTGGACATGTGTCACATGGAAAACATCAGATGATGCTAAGAGTTCCTCTAAATTAAAATAGGTACATATACCTGTCATTTTTGTTCCGTGTCCTTCATGATCGCCTTTTCCCCAAGCATTATTATAAGTGTGTCTGTCATCATCCTTGCAAACAGAAGATAATAGTGGGTTTGCATTATTTACTCCAGTATCAAATACACATATACTACTATCAATATCTTCTGCAATTACTGTTCTATCCATTAAATCTTTCGCCCATTCGCTCTGCTCGAAAGGTGTCATTTCAGTAAAATCTCTTGACACTATCGGGGCTCTACGAAATTCTGCAAGTGCATCAAACTCATTAACAAATAGTCTTAGTTGACTATAATCCACATTTATGAGTGAAACTACCCTCTCTGGGAAAAGAATATATGCATTCTTATACTGAATTTGATTTTCAGTACAAAAATTCTCAAACAATGTTTGAACATCTTCATAAATCTCCATATCTATACTATCGTTTCTCAACCAAATCTCACACCACTGTTTCTCATCACCAGTTGGCATATCTTTTAATTCTCCAAACCAAAATGATTCAATAACAGCTTCTTTAATATCCTCAATCAAATTAACCATAGTTTGATTTTTTGGTTTGTCAAATTTTGTATTGTCATTAATGTATGCAGAAACTTTATTTAGAAAGAACCCTCTTGCTTCTTTTGGTATGTAGACTGTAGCAAGTTCTATATCCTCATTATTATCATCTTGTATATTTTTTACGTTTAGTAATCTAACACCTTTTCTTCTACTCTCAATGCTTTTCAATGCTAGCGAAGCTCCAGCAGGACTTCGGAACTCCATGTAAATACCGTCTTTCGTATTATAGTTAACTACGGATTTATCCGTGGTTTGAGAATTCCAAATCTCCTCTAACTTACTAAATATATAGTTCCCATGATCAGCTCTAACCCTTGATGGAACAAAAGTTTTAGGTGCATTTTTGGGTGATGTATAATTATCTGACTCCTTTGTATTAATTAGCAAAATATTCTTAAACTTATCCATTCTACCTTCCTCCTATTTTTTAATCTTATATATCTTCTTCCTTTGGTCAATTATCCTTAAAACTACTTCTTTATTGATATTTCTATTTTCAAGCAATGAGTCTTTGAGTACATCATCGCAAATCCTTGAAATTTCAGCATGACTTAATGATATACTTGCATCTACTATTTCTTCCATCTCACCATTCAACTTCGTTACAAATTCAGTTAGTCTGTTTTTGTAAAGTAATTTTATTTCAGTTTTAGTTGGTAAACTGTAATGAATCACATCATCGAACCTTCTAAACAAAGCGTAGTCAAGAAGTTGTGAATTGTTAGTAGCAGCGATAATGATACTACTAGAATTATCTTGTTCAATAAATTGCAGGAATGAATTTAGTACTCGTCTCATTTCTCCAACATCTGAATCATTACCACGTTCAGTACCGATTGCGTCAAACTCATCAAAGAAATACACACCTTGAGTGTTATTAATAGAGTCAAAAATTTTCCTCAATTTACTACTAGTTTCACCCATATATTTGGTAACTAAGTTATGCATTTGAACTTTATATAAAGGAAGTTTCAACTCGGATGCAATTATCGAAGCAGTCATTGTTTTTCCAGTGCCTGGAGCTCCCTCTAAAAGGATTTTCCGTCTATTTGATAATCCATAATCCCTTAACTTCTCTCTTTGGAGATATTCTAAAAGTATCTTATTAATTCTTTCTTTATGAACGCTTTCTGTTATAAGTTGTGAAAGTTTGATATTTTCCAGACTAAACTCAAAAAAATCAACATTTTCATCGCTTAGAGTATTTATACGATTCAATGTTTTTGTTGAATTTTGAACTAAATCTCTAAGCTCTTTTGCAAATTTTGAGTGTCCTATTCTAGATTCATGAGCAGCTATTTGCAGGGCTATAGTCTGAAACTTTTCATTATCATTTTCGTAAAAAGCTGTGACTAATAGTTTTAATTGTTTCGATGTAGGCATACATATCACCTTTCTAACTGAGATCCTTAACAATATATTATACTATCATTATAGCATAAAGTCTATATATGCTATCTTGATAATAGAATTTGTTAGACTATCTCATTAATTTTTTGTATCTAACCTCGATTTTTTTTATCATAGTGTACAAGGTACTTCTAGAAACTTTCATTATTTTTGCTATTTCGGATTTTCTAAACTGCGTTCTAGCCATATAATATAAGACCGTTTGTGCCAAATCAGAACTTATATTCTCTTCAAGACTATAGAACTCTTTAAACACAATATTGTTTGCTTCTATCTTCTTCTCATACTCGTTTATCTTATCTAGTAACATTAATACTCTTTCTTCTTCTTTGTTACCTGAATCACCTGAACTACGAATTTGATCATAGGTAGCAGATTTACATTTTGTGAGCTGATGATTATACATTCTTAGCTTATCCTTTAGATTATTGTGAGTTATCATTGCCCATTTAACTTTTATTATCCATTCTTGAAAAGACTCTTTCGAACCATTCTTCAAAACTCTCATCTCCTTGCTCTTCTTTTCTTCTAAAATGTTCTAAATTACTTAACAATGAAGTCTTCATAAAACTATACTTATCATTTATTTGTACTTCCGTTCTTTTTGAATGCTTGATTAAGTAACTCACACCACTTAATACGTTCTCAAATCCATATGATTCAATTGCACTATCAAACAAGCCATTATACTTAATTATTTTTTCATCAACTTCATTTATGTATTTTCTATCAACAATCAATTTAGTTAAATAATGCATTTTGGGAGACCCATAAATGCTTTTATCTTTTTTAATCTTATTTTTATCTCTTTTACTTTTCTTTTTACTTTGTGTATTATTGCTAACATTAATTGAGTTATTGTCGACATTAACTAAGTTATTGTTAACATTAACCTCTTTTTTGTCCATGCTTAAAAGGACCCCTAAATGTTCCATGGTTGCGGAATCTAACAACCAATACTTGTCAATATCTACATTCTTCCTTCTTTTCGTAGAGAGAATGAACTGTTTCTGGATAGACACTGATGTAATTACACCTTGTAGAAAGAACGCTCTTTCAAGGAGTCCAAATTCAACACAAGCGTGAATTATATCCAAGATCTTGTCCACCTTTATCCAATGTGGTCCTATTTGTTTATGAAGCTTAGCTGCTAATTGTTTTGCAGTAAGCTTTAAATAATATCCATTTGCATAGACAAGTTGAAGCAACCTGATATATACACATTCACCAAAAGGTCCATAATGATAAGAGAGTGACTCCAGTTTAGGGTCTTCAAAAGCATGCACATCCAAAGGAAAGTAAGATAGTCCTTTTTTTATTGGGCGTGCCATACTTGTTATCCTTTCAAAATGAGTATAACGAAAAATGCTTGTTTACTTTATTTCATGTCAATTCTTAACTTGATAATAGCGTTCACAAGCATTATCGGAATACTAGTCTATTATTTCTCGTTCGTTTGAGTTTCTATCGATGAAGTTTTCTAATCCTTTTTTGGATACTCTCCATTGATTACCTAAACGAAATCCTTTTAATTCTCTATTCTTTAAATATTTTAGTACTGTTTGCGTTGATACCTTTAGTATTCTTTTTACTTCAGGTACTGTGTAGTATTCTTTTTCATCTTGTATCATGTTTAACCTCATATTCCTTTAGTAATCTTTCTATAAAGGCTATTCCACTTTTATACACGTATGCTCTTTCTAAGGTAAGAATCTGTCCATTTGATTTAGTTGTAGTTGAAACGACTCTAAAATACTTCTTATCACAATATTCTTGATAAGGGATGTTGTTATCATCTATAACAGAAAATGCTCGTAACATCTTAAATAATTCTGATGGTTTTAATCCAGGATACTTAATAATCTGAGTAACCATTTCTAGATCGATACATTGGTTTGAACCAAGTAACTTGTTAATATATTTCAATTTTGGTTTATTAATCTTCTGTTCTGTTTCTAATACGGTATTTCTTAATTTCAAATGGTGAAACTCCTGTAGGAACTCAATTACAGAGTAGGGATCCTTAAATCTATCTACTTCATCAGAGATGTTTAGTAGGTTTGGTAAAACTTGTTTGTATATCCATTCACCTATTAACTCTGCTTCTTCCTTTGTTGATTTGAAGATACATGTACTTACATGTTCAGCTTTTATAAAAAGTAATTTTCTCTTTGATTTAGTTGTATCATCTTCGATTATTAATACATCTGCTTCAGGGATTGTGGTTCTACATTTTTGAGAGTTTGTTACTCCCATCATTTTTGATAAGTCAGTTAAGCAAACATAAGGCATTCCATTTACGATGGTTCCCCGAATTTTCCCATATGATGCTTGTTTAAATTCAGTAATCATTTTTAATCCTTTCAGTTATTCGTGTGAGTCACCAAACAATCTATCACTAATCGCTTTCTCAAAGAATTCTTCTCTTCTATTCATAGTAGATACATAGATTTGTGTAGTATTTGGATTTTTGTGTCTAAGTAATTGTTGAGTACTATGGATTCCTGCACCTTCTCGCATGGCCATAGTAGCTGCGGTATGTCTTAGACTATGTGCTGTATACTTCTCACTATCAATTCCTATGTCCTTCAAGTATTCCTTAATTGTCTTACTGATAGTACGAGTACTTATTCTTATTTCTTTTTGGTTTCGTCCATGGTTGATAAATAACGGATCGTATTCATCAGCTCTTGCTTCTAAGTATTCCATGATGATTGTATATACATGGGGAGCTAATTTAACATAGTTATCCTTACCATCTCTACCTTTTCCCTGGACAAACAAAGCATAATCATCATCTACAATATGGATATCAGTAGTATCCGCTCTTGAGACTTCAATAGTTCTCATTCCAGTTGTTAGCATAAGTGCAATCATTAGGTAATTACGCAGTTGTAATATTCCTTTGTTAGATTCACTCTTTGCAAAATCAACTAGTTTCTTTGCCATTGAAGATGACAGTGGTTCTCGTTTAAAACTGCTTTCAATTTTTGCTCCTTTAATTCCTATTGCAATGTTATCTCCTTTTTTCTCTGCATAGAGCCATGCATAGAAATTACGGATAACAACAATATACTTTTGCACTGTTGTTGGTTTTCTTTTTGGTCTTGAATGCAATAAATTATCTCGATATGTTTTTACGTCTTCACGAGTTGGTGGTTCATTCAAACGTTCTACAAACTTTGCGTATTCTAACAGTATCCTTTGGTAGCTTTCTTTTGTTATTGGTTTTAAATCCAGATAATTTATGTATTCTTTAATCAATACATGAATTGAATCATAATTAAGCATATGCTTCCTCTATATAATCACGTTCATATTTAATAATGTCACATAGATTAAAGCCTAGTACTTCAGATATTTTAATGAGAGTGGAGACAGGTAATTTTTCTCCACGAGTTCCATTTTCTAATTGTTGATAGTAGTTGTGTGATAACTCACACTCTAGTGAAACATCCATTGCAGTAAGATTTAATTTGGATCTTTGATCCTTTAAATACTTTCTTACAACTAAGTTAGTTCTCTTTTTTGGTAAATCAGGCATAATTTATCAGTACCTCCTCTCGTAGTAATTAGCATGCTGTATCCATTGTATATTAAAATGAAAGTCTTGAAAATAAGTTGACCTTACTTTTTTCAATTCGCAACAAAATGGAGTTGTTTTTCACACTTATTCGTGCTAATATTGAATTAATGTTAACAATAACTCAATAGGTGCAACAATTTGTTGCAACATTACTTTATACTATTTTGGAGGTATATATGTCAAACTTTAATTTCCCAGAAAACTTTAATAAATTATTTATCGGTACAAATTTAAGAAGACTTCGTGAATCATTAAAATTAACTCCTCTTGAGATTTCAAAGATTATTGGTAAATCAAGACAAGGTTATGTTCATTATGAACGTGGTGAACGAGAAATAAGCATTAAAGACTTAATTACTCTCAGTGGTTTTTACAACGTATCTCTGGACGTTATAGTATCTAATCCATTTTCATTAAGAAATGATAACATTTTAATGTTTCGTTCATTTGAAAAAGATGAACACTGTGTAAAGGAAGTTATGCCTTTTACGTTATCTACTGTTCATGATGATGTTATCTGTTATAAGAAGGACGAGAAAACCATTCAGTTTTTTTGGAAAACAATAAGAAATGCAGATGATCATGTAATGTTATTTGATTATTATGATAAAACGTATATCTCAAAAGTGTATTTTAAGAATACTGGTGGTGGGCATTTCTATATTAATAATGTACCTAAGTATTTCAATAAGGTTCATGCAGAGAATCTATTATTTAAAGGTGTACTAATGGGAGAGTTAAAAAAGCATATGCAAGTTCCAACTTTCTTCAATACACACTCAGAGCATTAGACAAGATATTTTTACTATGCTATAATCTCTTTCGGTGGTTCAAAAATCTTTGTGTAATTCAGTATCCTTTCAAAAAGGAGTCGCTTTCTATAGCGACTCTTTTTTATTTGATTGGAGACTAATATGGAAAATAACACTGAATTTCAAGAAAAGAAGAAAATACTAGATGATTTATACAAAAACGGATTCATTACTGGAGTAGAATGGTATGAATCATTATCTAGTTTATTAAAAGAATACGATTTAGAAAAAGAAATAAACAGCGACTAATTACCTTGCTATTAGTTGCTTTTTGAGTGATATATGTACTGAAAGGATAAGGAGGTAAAACATGAATCAAAAAACAATAACCGTTATTGAACCAACCCAGGTGTTTTTATTAGAAGATAAAATACCAATACTCGAAAGGAACAAACGTGTTTGTGCTTACGCTAGGGTATCAACAGATACTGAGGATCAATTAAACTCATTCAACGTTCAGAAAACTGAATACGAGAAAAAGATTCGTTCTAAAATGGAATGGGACTTTGTGGGATTATATGCAGATGAAGGAATATCAGGTACAAGCATTAAAAAGAGAGCACAATTTTCAAAGATGATTGAAGATGCTAAAGATGGAAAGATTGATTTAATCTTAACTAAGTCATTATCAAGATTCGCAAGAAACACTGTGGATACGTTAACAGTGATAAGAGAGTTAAGGAATATCAATGTCGAAGTCTTCTTCGAAAAAGAAAACATCTCTTCTCTCGATACAAAAGTAGACTTTCTACTAACAATCTTCTCTTCAATTGCCCAGGAGGAATCAAGGAACATTAGCGAGAATGTCAAGTGGGGAGTTCGAAAAAGATACAAAGAAGGTAAAGTCAAAATCAACACAAACAGATTCCTTGGTTACGACAAAGATGAAGAAGGAAAGATTATCATTAATCCAGAACAAGCTGAAACAGTTAAAAAGATTTATGATATGTACATTTCCGGAATGTCTGCAAATGCAATCGCAACATTTCTAACAGAGAATAACATTAAGAATGGACGGAATGTAGTATACTGGAAACCATCATCAATATATAACATAATAACCAATGAGAAATACTGTGGTGATGCAGTTTTGCAAAAACGAGTAATTGTTGATTACTTAACTCACAAATCAGTGAAGAATAACGGACATGCACCAATGTATTACATCAAAAACAATCATGAACCTATAATCCCTAGAAAGACATTTCAGCTAGTTCAGGAACTAAAAAAGAAAAGAGCTAAGAAAAGACCTAGCTCAAATTATGGTAATAAATATGCATTAAGTGGCATGGTATACTGCAGTCACTGTGGAAAGGTAATGAATAGACACTATTATAATTATGGAAAAGATAATCAAAGAGTTGTTCTATCGTGTAAAAACAGATACAAAGATGCAAGTACATGTGAAAACAAGGCAACCGATAACAGTGCACTTGAATCAGCTGTGATAGATTCAATTAAGAAACTCAACTTAAATAATCCTAGTATTGTAAATGATGTAATTAAACTCGTTCAAATGAACCTTGATAAATCAGATATCCAGAAAGAAGTAAAATCACTTCAAAGGAAAATTCAAAGTACAGAGAGTGATTTGAGAGAAATTATCGATATCAATGTTGCATCGATGAAAGAGAACACAAATTTCTATCGAGAAGTTTATAACCAGAAGAAAGAACTATTAAAGGAACTCAACGAGCAACTTGATAAAAATAATGAGCAAATCGCAAACAATCATCACAATGAGCATAGAATTGAGAAAATCAAGGAATTTCTAAGCACCTATTCTTCTCTTAACAAAAACGTTCTTACATCAATATATAAAACTGTTATCTCAATTAACCAACAAGAAGTTATCTTTGTAATGAGTGATACACCTTTGTCAAAAAAGGAAATCAGTAAGCATATTCAGAAGATCACAAACCTACCACAAATAATCAACAGTGAAGTAATTAGTGATAAAGTATATAAAAACATAAAATATAAAGTTGTGAAACTAGGTGATAATGTATGAATGTAGTTGAAATTCTTGATCTAAAAACATATGAAAAAGTAAATCGTAAAAAGAATGTATGTGCCTATGCTAGAGTATCAACATTACAAGAAAAGCAAAAAACATCCATTGAATCACAAATAGAACACTACTCCAAACTGATACACGATAATAAAAACTATAATTTTATGGGTGTTTTCATAGACCAGGGTGAAAGTGGTACATCTATTGATTATCGAGATCAGTTTAAAATGATGCTACAGTTAGCTGAAACTGGAAGTCTTGATATGATAATCACTAAATCGATATCTAGGTTCGCAAGAAACACAGTGGATTGTCTATCATCAATATCACTACTAAAAGAATATGGAACTGAAGTATGGTTCGAAACAGAAAACATATCATCAATGGATCCAAAGATAGAGTTTGTAATAAGTGTAATTGCAGGAATGGCCCAGGAAGAATCACGAGTCATTAGTGAAAACATTAAAATGAGTTATCAAAGGCGATTCACTAACGGAGTAACTCCAATGAACACATCAAAGTTACTCGGTTATGAAAGAGATGAAGATAACAACATAATAATAAATACTGAAGAGTCATTAATCGTTAAAGAAATCTTTAATCTATATGAAAACAATTATTCTTTAACTGAAATAGCAAAACTCCTAAATCTACAAGGATATAAAACTAAAACAGGAAATGTTGATTATTATGAAATGGCAATATCTAGAATATTAGATAATGAGAAGTACACAGGTAATGCCCTACTTCAAAAGAGACATGTTAAAAAAGTGGGGTCTAAAATTAAAGTTCGGAGTGATGGTATAAAACCACAATACTATATAACTAATTCGCATCCTGGAATCATAAAGCAAGAGCAGTTCGATTCGGTTCAAAAAATCAAAAAACATAAAATGTTAAAATTTAACAACACACTTGATAGTACAAAACTTAATAAAAAGCTACAGAAAACTGAGTATGCTAATCTTCTCATATGTCCTGATTGTGGTAAGTACTATACACATCGAATTAATCACAAAGGAAAGCCATATGAAAAAAGACTTCTAGTGTGTTCGTCAAATAAAAATAAGAAATCATGTAAGAATGATGCAATACCAGTTGAACTATTTAATGAAATTTCTTCCAAAGTTATAAGTACTTTAGTCAAAAATAAAAAAGTGTTCCTAAATTCCCTTTCTAAGGAACTAGAAACACATAATGAAGTATTAGGCCTACATGATGAAATCATGCAAACAACGGCCAAATTAGAGCAAAATAATCAAAGAATTTCAGAGTTTATCATTTCAGATAACGAACTAGACATAGAAATAAAGAAATCTCTTATAACTGAAAAGAAAAGACTACAATCAAAATTAGTTCAGGATAACAATAAATCACTAACTTCTCATGAACCAATTCAAGCTTACACAAAAATAAAAAGCATTTTTAAGAATGTCACTACTCCTTTAGAAACCCTAAGGTACTTTGATAGAATCGTAATCCATAATCGAAATAATATAGATTTCATATTTGATCCATTTGAATCAACCAACCACAAAATAAAGAAAACATTCTTCAACATTAAAACAGATTACATGATAAGAAAAACCATTCACAAGAACTCAGCAAGAATCATTTTAAAATAATGCTCATAGCGTTTGTCAAAACTTTTAAAAAGTGTTATATTAAAGGTGCGACATAGTCGCAACTTATCCCTTACATAGCATGGTGAATATATTATTATTCACACATCCCCTTCCTTAGGCCACCGAGAGGTGGTCTTTTTATTTTGCAAACAAAAAGGCAACTAAATAATATAGTTGCCTTATCATATTTTTAAAAGTAAAAAGTAGCTTCACCTGTATTTGGTTCAGTTCCATCACCATATTGATTCTTAAGCTCTTGTTCAACAGATTCTCTGTTTTTAGAAAACTCTTCAATTGTAATCTTAGTGTTTAGCATTTCCTCAACAATATTCAAATCAATTTTTTCAATAATGTCTTGTTTTTTTTCCATACTTTCACCTCATATTTAAATTATACACATAATTCATTATTAATCAAATGTTTTTACTTAACTGGTAAACCATTAAACAACTTCAATCTTCCAACCATTTTGTGATTTTCTGTAACTTTTACCATTTGTGGAACACTCATAGCGAAAATATCATACGCATAAAACACACCATATATCAGATCGGACAATTCTTTATCGGCTAAACTTATTTTTAATCTAGGTAATGCACTCGTTAACTCGTCATAAGTTAAATGATTACCATGTGTTAAATGATTCTGATAATTTGAGAAATATTTCTCAATATCAATTGCACTTTGCTCAGCATTTTTTTCTCCTCTAAGCATTCCATTTTTTAACCACTCTCTTGTCATTAATTTTGATTGCTTAATAGTATTCAAACACATTTGATGAATAGCAGCTGGATATTTATTCAATTCAAATCCCCAATAATTGATGTTCTTCTTTGATGCAATCTCTTTCTTAGCATTATTTACTACATTATCAATTTCATTAGCTGGAATAAATGAATCGATAGATTTTAAGTAAATTTGCGGATCAATTGGACCTAAGTTTGAACTATCCGTAAGAATTATTTCATCTGCAGACAAAGCAATCATTGTTCCTGCTGACATAGCGGTTATTGGTACAATCACTCTAATATGCTTATATCTTTTCCTTAATGCATGTACAATCATCTTTGTCGCCTGAATATCCCCTCCAGGAGTATGAAGTATTAAATCAAGTTCCTCACAATCCCCATTCAATCCATCAATAGCACTTTGAAAAGAAATTCTATCATCCTGTGAAATCGATAACAAACTCCCAGGTGCACTTTTACTTTGCCATGTAGAATAGTGAACAATTATATCTCTACCAGTTTCATTGTTCATTTTCTCTAGAAATTCCTTTCGAAAATCTCTCTCATATTCATTCCTTTTTGTAATTAAATCATTCCATTTTGACATATATACAACTCCTTCCAAATATATTATATCATGTAAGATATAAGTATACATATAGATTTTAACATAAGAGATCTTCTAGTGTATACTTTTTATATAGGAGTCAATCCTATCAAAGAAACAAGTCTAAGTTATGTCGTATTATATCAAGGGTCTTTGAATCCACTCTTGTGAGAGACAAACTTATACTTTTTCTTTTATTCCAATTAGAGAAAGCTGGGTAATCTATTTACAAAGAGAAACTCATTTAACAGGCATGACTGGGAGAGGAAAGATGTATAAGACTTAGGCGAGGAAAGGAGAAAGAGATGTATGATTATAAGAACAAGAAGTTCTATGTCATGGCTATTGATATAGCCAAAGGAAAGAGTATGTTTTATATTCAATCAATACCAGGTGTTTCATTTTTGGAGCCAATTGAGCATGAACATACACTTAGTAATTTTAGAAGAATTGATCAATTTATAAAGGAGGAGAACATTAATAAGAACGACTTAGCAATCGTAATGGAATCAACAAGTATTTATCATTATCCAGTGATGAGGTATTTCTTAGAACAGGGTTACGAAGTAATTGTAGTAAATCCCAACTTAATCAACAAAAGTTCAACAACATTTAGAAGAACCAAGACAGACAAATTGGATTGTGTCAAGATTGTCGAAGCGTATTACAAAGAAGATATCAAAAGTAATGCGATTAAAAATAGAACATTGTATGATGATTTACAAGCAGCAAACAGACAATACTTGAGTATCGAAAAAGCTTTAACAGCGATTAAGAATCGATATACAAGATTATTAGACATATGTGTACCTGAACACGAGAAATACTACTCTGATAAAAATAACAAATACAGTTTCAAGTACATTACACTATTTGAGTATTTACCTCATAGTGAATATATCCAAACAACTAGAGTAGACCGAATCGCGAATATCCTAAATATGACATTTGATCGTAAATACACAAAACGATTAACCAAAGAAGCAATCAAGCTAAAAGGTATATCTAAAGATTCATATCCCGGAGTATCAAAACACAGTAATGAAGTTGAAAACTTAGGACAAACGATTTATCTACTTAAAACCTTACTTGAACAACATGAACACGCAAAAGCAAGATTACTCCATTTAGGTAAACAACCAAGAGAATTTGAGTTCATCCATTCAATTCCAGGAATAGGCGAGTTATCAGCATCACAAATCATCGCTGAACTAGGTGATATCTCTAGATTTAAAAACTACAAACAAATCAATGCGTTTTGCGGTCTTGAACCTTCTGTATATCAATCAGGAAAAGCACTATATAACGGTAGAATCACCAAAGCAGGAAATCCATTCGCAAGAAAAGTTCTTTACTCAGCAATCATAGGAATCATCAGGTCTCAAAGAAAATATTGGCCCGAACATCCGATTAATGTTTACTACACTAATAAAAAAGAAAAAGAGAAAAAATCTACTAAGGCAAGCGTGATAGCCACATCAACGAAACTTATTAGAATTATTTTCTCTCTCTGTAAGCACGAAAGTACTTTCGCAAGATAA